AGCTTGCGACACAGTCAAAAAGGAGAAATCACATGACTGACATTATCGAACGTTCACCAATGCACAACGAAGACCAACTGCTCAAGGTTGCAGACGTAATCATGGCTCTTATCGAACCACGCCTCAAGGAAAGGGTACAGCAGATGATCGAGGACAGTTCGCTCGATACGAGTGATGTTCAGATCGACGAGCAGATCACAGACTGGATGCGGCTCAACTTTGACTTCAGTGACTACTATGAGTTCGATATCCACGATCACTCTTACGAGATCGGCACCATGATTGACGACCATATAGAAGAAAAGGAGGATGACAGCAAGTTCAGAGAACGAGTCACCGACGTACTAACAGATATCACCGTCGGCTTCGACATCAAATAACCCAACCGAGGGGGCTTCGGCTCCCTCACCAACTATCGGAGGATAACATGAGTCATTCATACCCAATATGGAACAAAGTAACCGCCTGTATCTACAAATCAGGTAAGAGCTATGGCGTAAAAGAAAGAGGAGAAGTCGACGTGTTTATAGGCACTTCAGCAAGTAACTCTCATCGATTTCTTTTCCACAAGACGACACACAAAGTTCTTGAGAACGGAGATCGTGAGTATCGCTTCTATCTCGACGGTAAGCTGCTCAAACGAGCCGTAGTAACAAAGGATAGAGACTGTGAATTTTTATCAACGGAGGACGCATAAGGAAAGGGGGCTTCGGCTCCCTACTTCACTACTATCATAATGTGCGTTCGCCATAGCGAATCGCATTCCGCGTAATGACGCGGTAAAAGAATTGTGTCGCAAGCGACCCAGTTTCATTGTAGCTCGGCTCCCTCGTTCCTCGGTCGCCTCGCCCGGGGAAAACCGCCGCGTGGGGCCGCAGGGCTTGGCCCGAGCTTCAAGATACGCGCCGCGTGGGGCCGCAGGGCTTCGAACAATGACCCAAGATCCTTGAACCTATGGCCCTCCGTTCCCTTGATCCCATGCTCCGCTAAACTCGGTCCTTGGTTGCCCTCAAACAAAAGTATGTCTCTTGTAGAGAGGCACTTTACTAAGTAAAAACTTGCCCCACCTCGAGCCCAATATGCCATATTCCAAGCAATTTGATGAGGGGATAGTTTTGGTTTATTGCTTTTGGTTGTCTTCAACTCACACCAAAAAGGAACACCATCAGCAACGATGTGAAGGTCTGGTATGCCACCTCCATGCTTGTTTTCAATCCGTGTTGCGAACCACTTCTTCGGTAGGTTCTTGCGTATCGAGTTCCAAAAGTTCGCCTCTGGTCCCTTGCTCATCTGGTGTAACATCCTTGTACTCTGCCTCGATCTGAAATGCTTGAGGGTATTGTTTCTGTAATGCTGCTAGTCGTGCTGTTATTTCATCTCTCGATAGTTGATCAATTGTATTGATTGTCTCTCTTCTATCGATGGTCAAACCACCCAAGGCCGAACGTATTTTCTCCGCATTAATTGCTGCTGAGAAATGCCCTGCGTCCTCGGCTCCCTTCGATAACTCATACAGTCTTTCAAGTTGACCGATAGTTGTAACTCCGTACCGTCTTTCTCGTTCCTCTCTCAATTCATTGATGTACTCAACAACGTGCGGATAGTCTCTGCCATTGAGCAAACGTGAAGCGTGTTCGACAGCCAAATCAGACTTGAACCCTGCCTTACGAGCGCACTCGACGTTACTATATATCCCCTCAACAACGTATCTTGCAAAACTCATCTGCCTGCTTGTTATTTTCCGGTCATGTTTGTCTTCGACCTCTGCCTTAATACTTGGCATACAATATTCTCCTGTGTTTTTTACGAACATACACCGATTAATTTTGATTTGTCTATAAAGGGAAAACACCCCCTAACACTGCAAAAAGTTATTTTTTTATTTTTATTGATGGCTTGATCGAGGCAATTAGAGCAATTGATTACGGTCAAGTGTACTCTGAGTACATCAGTGAGTACGGTGTCCAATAGGGTTATCCTTTTGTTTTTAAATACTTTTTCAGGATTGAGTACGTTGAGTACGGTCAAAACGTGTTTTTAAAAAAATAAAAAAACATAAGAGGGGGCAAATCCCCTACTAAAGAAAATTAAATTATTTTCGCTCCACCTCTTGTAATAATGACAGATGATATTATATGGTACTATATGAGACAGTATGAGGAGATATAGAATGTCTTACAATGGATGGAGTAACAAAGAAACATGGCTCGTGAACGTGTGGTTAGGCGAGGACGTAACCAAGTTGGCTTTTGACACAGTAGAGGAGATACATAATCAAGATGGGTAAAAAGCTTATCATAAATTGTTGGGAGGAGGGATCGATGGTTTTGGACTGGGATCCCAAGGCGTACAAGACCAAGGCAGGGGCGGCAAAGTCTTTGTACAAGGCATTACGGAAATGGTGTGAACAGGTTGGGTTAAACCCTGACATCGAATGTAACATCTGGACACCAGAGCAACGAGAGAAGCATGGCTCAAACTACGGAAGACATTGGTGCGTCAGCCTAGAAGCAGGGCCGTTTGAATGGGCGGTTCATGCTTCGATGGTTATCGACAATCCTAATTGGTATGTCGAACCGTATTATTCTTTTGATTTACAATTTGTCGAGTGAGGAGGGATCATGCGATTATATACAAACAACCAAGGTTCGTGGGTCGGGACGCAAGCAGATGCGAAGCGAGAGTTCGGTAAGGACTGGAGCGAGGTCGGAGTACCGACAAGCAAGGACGAGCTACTAGAATTTTTAAACTTTAATGCAGTGGGTGGAGAGAAGGTTGAACCTATTGTGGCTGACACGCCACGCACTGCCCCTCGAGCACATGGACAGAGTTGTTCGGGAAACAGGGATGTTCGTGAGGCCGCAGCACTCAATCGATATGATGTGAGAGATGTAGTGTTGAACTGTCCGAAAGAATATTTAGGGGGCGCATTGAGCGCGATAACAACAAGAATTTATGACATGGAGGACGAGCTATGACACGCGAAAAATTTTGGGAGTGGATCAATACTTGTAAGGTGCACAAGTATGAGATTGTAAACGATGATTATGGTTATGTAACTGTGACATTTAAAGTAGAAGAAGAGGAGGATGAATTAAATGCCTAATCATTGCTATCAACAAGTATCTATCAAGGGGCCGAGCAAACTGGTCCGACATTTATATGCAGAACTAAAAGAGAATAGCCGTTTCTGTGATGTGGTTGTGCCTATGCCATTTGAGTTGTGGATCGCGCCAGATATCACGAGAGACAAGTATGGTTTCGAGACCAGTAGTCCGCAGTGGTATGACTGGAGGGTAGATAACTGGGACACCAAGTGGGATGTCTGTGAGGTTGATGTGCATGGGGATCTCGAGACAGATGGGAAACACGCATACGACAACGATTGCACTGCATGGTTTAGTTTCAATTGTTGGACCGCATGGGGGCCACCACTGAATGTGTGGAACAAGTTGGTTGATCTGGGCGTTGAGGTCAACGCTGACTACCAAGACGAGTGTGGAAACTTTGAGGGCGAGTATCGCAATGGTGACAACGAGAGTTGGGAGCCAGAGGACGAAGAGGAGGAGGAAGAAAATGCCTAAGAAGTTATTTGAATGTGAAATAAACTTGGGTTCTGTATTCCCAGTTAGGGAAGCTGAAACTCCAGAACAATTTATCGAAGAACTAATCGAAGAATATAACAACCAATGCTTTGGTTTGTTTGAGATAGATCGAAACATGATCTTATACATAGAGGAGGTAGCATGATGCATAGCGTTGATCCGATTGAGATTATGTTGAGCGAGATATTCGACAAGGTATTTTACAACAAGCACCAAGGTCCGAGGGTCGAGGTATGTGAAGACTGCGACGGAGTTGGATGGGTTGAGGCTGAGTTCGTTCGCCCACAAAACTTTGACAGGGACGTTGGATATCTGGATACTAAACGTGTGGACTGTGAGGAGTGCGGTGGCACTGGATTTATGGAGGAAGAATAATGACGGAAGAAGGTAGGATTGTAAACAGGAGAGATTTGAAGAGG